CACGAACAAAAAGGTTGCAGATGAAATACCGTTCTAATTCTAAAGCCTTTACTAAAAGTGCGGGGGATGCGGTGGATGCGGGGGATCATTCCCCTACCTACGCGCGAGAAGTTATGGGTGTCTATATATATATCCCCACCGACGGAAACATCCCCCGCAATCCCCGCATCCCCCGCAGATGGTCAGATTATAAATTCGGAGCCACCGCATGACCCTCCACGAAATCGACGACCCCATCTCGACCCGCGAGATAGCCCAACACCTCCGCCGCATGATGGACCTCGCCGGCGTCGGATCGCCCGAACTTGCCGCACGCATCGGCGTCCAGACCTGCACCATCGAAGCCTGGCTCTACGGACGCAACCTCGACAAGACGGCGTGCGTCCTCGCAGCGTTCGAGAGCCTCGGTTGCGTGGTGAAGATCGTCCCGCCCAAGAGGATCGTCCGTATCCCCTGACATACAAATTATCGTACCTACCCTTTACACGGCAAAGCACTTGACGTAACCGTTGCGACGTGAAGGCTTTAGCCTCGAAGCCTGAGAAGCGCGGAAACGGGAAGCGTGGCCCCGATGTGAAGCCGCGCCGTAAGCGCACCGATGGAACGCGCCCGCCGCCAGGCAAGGGCCGCGTCGTCGGGTCGAAACTCCCACTTCCACTCGGCTCCGTCGCGTCGATCAAAGGCCTGCGCTACCGCGTGCCTGATGGCACCCCCGAGCCGCTCGGGGAGGTCGCAGACGAAGCCCTACAGGCCGTCGTGGACGTGATGCGACGGGGCGTTCGTCGCGGTGCCATGGCCGTCCTGGGGGCAGCCAAGACCGTCCGCGAGGAGGTCTGTGGGGCGATCACGCAAAAGCACGAGATCGCCGTGACGCAGTCCCTCGCGGAGCGGATCGAGGAGGCGAGGGCCCGTGCCAAGCGCTAGCGCCCGGATCGACCCCGAGGTTGTCCTCGTCGAGGACATCGCGGCGTATCGGCACGACCCTCTCGGATTCGTGAAGTACGCATTCCCGTGGGGCAAGGGAGAACTCGCCGCGTCTTCTGGTCCGCGCGAGTGGCAGGCCGAGGTGCTGCGCGACATCGGGGCCAGACTCGCGGCCAACGAGCAGGCCGGAGTATGGGACGCCGTGCAGCTCGCGGTGGCGAGCGGTCACGGGATCGGGAAAAGCGCTCTCGTCGCGATGATCGTGCTGTGGGCGATGTCCACGCATGAGAACACCCGCGGCCTCGTGACGGCCAACACGGACACCCAGCTCCGCACGAAGACCTGGCCGGAGGTCGCCAAGTGGCACCGGCTCGCGATCAACGCGCATTGGTTCGAGTTGACCGCGACGCGGCTATCGAGCGTCCAACGCGACCGCACGGATAACTGGCGCATGGACATCATCCCGTGGTCCGAGCACAACACGGAGGCGTTCGCCGGGCTCCACAACGAGGGCAAGCGCATCGTCGTCATCTTCGACGAGTCGAGCGCCATCCACGACAAGATCTGGGAAGTCACCGAGGGCGCGCTCACCGACGATCGCACGGAGATCATCTGGTTCGCGCCGGGGAACCCAACGCGCCAGACGGGGCGGTTCCGTGACTGTTTCGGGCGTCTCGGGCATCGCTGGATTCACAAGCACATCGACTCGCGCGACGTCGAAGGGACGAACAAGGCTCAGATCGACAAGTGGGTCGAGGACAACGGCGAGGACTCCGACCTCGTCCGCGTGCGCGTCAAGGGCGAGTTCCCGCTCCAAGCGGAGTACCAGCTCATCTCGCAGGCCGACGTGGCCGAGGCCCGCCGGCGGGAAGCGATCTTCGACCACCACCAGCCAGTCGTCGCGGGTCTCGATTTCGCTCGCTCAGGGTCGTGCGAGACCGTGCTCGCGTTCCGCTGCGGTCGAGACGCGCGCGGCCTCCAGTGGCACACCTGGCACGAGCGCGACAGCGTGGCGCTCGCGGGCAAGATCGCGATGGTCATTGAGGACCTTCGTAAGCGTCACATCCGCGTCCACACGATCTTCGCGGACGGAGGCGGGCTCGGCGGTCCGATCATCGACATCCTCGCGCACTCCGGCTACCCGATGCGCGAGATCCTCAACGGGTCGTCCGCGACGAAGACGGACGAGTACGTCAACAAGGGGACCGAGTGCTGGGGCCGGATGCGCGACTGGATGAAGACCGGCGCGATCTGGGACGACCCCGAGCTCGAGCAGCAGCTCGTCAGCCGCGACTACAAGTACCACCCAAAGACGCATCAGCTCGCGCTCGTCTCGAAGGACGTGATGCTCGCGGAGGGACTGCCATCGCCCGATCGCGCGGACGCACTCGCTTTGACGTTCGCGGATCACGTCGTGGCATCGCTCAGCGTGGCGGTCGATGGAATCTCCGATAAGTGCCTCAACGATCTGGACTGAGGAGACGCGACGATGGGAACCCCCCGCATCCCCAAGTTCGATCTACCGAAGCCGTCGCCGAATCTCGTTGATCCGACGGTGATGTTTGCTCGTCTGCGCGAGAAGCAGAAGGCGCAGCAGGCCAGTGGGAGGCAGTCGACGATCCTGAGTGCTCCCCTCGCTCCCAAGCCGGCCACGGCGAGCTACTGATGGGCCAGGCGCAAGAGGCCCCGCGACGTGGTCCCGCCGCCGTGCGGGCGAAACTCCAGATAGCGAAGGAGAAGCGGCGCACGTCGAAGCGCGGATTCGTCGCGCGCTATGAGGCGCTCAAGGCCGAGCGCGAATCGTGGATCGCGCACTGGCGGGAGATCGGGGAGTACACGTTGCCGCGGCGGATGCGGCTGTTGCAGACCGATCGCAACCGCGGCAACAAGCTCAACCAGAAGATCATCAACACGACCCCGACCGAGGCGCTCGACATCCAGTCGGCTGGCATCCACTCGGGAGTGTCATCCCCGGCACGGCCGTGGTTTCGGCTGGCGACCCCGTACCCCGAGATGCTCAAGGTCGATGCCGTGCGGCAGTGGTTGCACGTCGTCGAAGAGACCATGCGCGGGGTGTTCGCGAAGTCGAACGTCTACAACGCTCTCCCGCTCGTCTACCGCGACCTCGGCGGCTGGGGCGTCGCCGCGATGTACGTCGAGGACGACGCCGAGGACGTGATCCGCGCCTACAGCTACCCCATCGGGTCGTATGTCCTGCAAACCTCGGCGCGCGGTGTGGTGGACACGCTGTATCACGAAGTGTCGATGACTGTGGGGCAGATCGCCGACAAGTTTGGGCTCGACAACGCGAGCAACGCCGTGATCTCGGCGTGGGAGCAGAACAACCTCGATCAGGTCATCACGGTGATTCACTGCGTCGAGCCGAACGAGACTTACGACTCGTCGCAGCTCGGGAAGGCCGGGAAGAAGTTCCGTTCGGTGTGGTTCGAGTTGGGGACCGGATCGAGCGACGGCCCTCCGCTGTTCGAGGGGAACGGGTACCACGAGTTCCCCGCGATGTGTCCCCGATGGGATGTGAACGCGGACGACGTCTACGGCGAGTCCCCGGCGATGCGCGCGCTCGGCGACATCAAGGGCCTGATGCAGCTCGAGCGCCGCAAGTTGTCGGCTCTCGACAAGATCGTGGCCCCCCCGATGACCGGACCGACGAGCCTGGAGCGGAAGAAGCGTTCGACGCTCGCCGGTGACATCACGTTCGTCGACACGACTTCGGGGAGCCAGCGGTTCGAGCCTGCGTTCGTCGTCGACCCGAAGGTGGTCTATCTCCGCGAGGAGATCGAGCGGCACGAGCAGCGGATCATGCGGGCCTTCAAAGCCGATCTGTTCCTGATGCTGTCCTCGATGGTGCGCGGCCAGCCGATCACGGCGCGCGAGGTTGAGGAGCGGCACGAAGAAAAGATGCTTCAGCTCGGCCCGGTGCTGGAACGCCTGCACAACGAGCTGCTCGCGCCGCTGATTCGCAGGACGTTCGAGATCCTGGTGCGGCGGTCGCAGCCTGAGTGGGCTCTCGGGCGTCCCGGGCTCATCCCGCAGCCCCCGGAGGAGATGCAGGGCTTGGAGCTGCGCGTCGAGTTCATTTCGATCCTCGCGCAGGCCCAGAAGCTCCTCGGGACGGTCGCCACGGAGCGGCTCGTCGGGTTCATCGGGGCGAACGCGGGGCTGTTCCCCGAGGCGCTCGACAAGCTCGACATCGACACGACGATTGACGACTACGCCGAGATGCTCGGGACCAACCCGGACCTCGTCGTCACGGGCGACGAGTTGGCCGCTCGGAGGAAGCGTCGGGCCGACCAGGCGCAGGCGATGGCGATGGCGGCGGCGGCGAAGCCGATCTCCGACGGGGCGACCGCCGCGGCGACGCTCGCGGGGATTGACGCGAACCAGCCGAATCAACTGAACACCCTGTTCGGGGCGCTGCAATCGTGACAGAGCGCAAGGAGAAGCCGGAGCTAGGCGAGACGGCCGACGAGTCGCGGGTCGCGACGCGGCGCGAGAAGGACAAGCTCAAGCTCGCTCAGGAGCAGGCGGACACGCTCAAGGTCATGGAGACGGCTTACGGTCGTCGCTTCGTGGCGCAGATCCTTCGCGACGCCCGGGTGGGCGAGGTCGCGTGGTTCGACAACGACAGGTTGACGAGTTTCGTCCTGGGGCACCAGAACGTAGGGCACCAGCTCGCGGCGCGGCTGCGCGAGTTTTGCCTGCCGATGGTGCGCCTCATGGAAGACGAGGAGAGGGTAGATGCCGGACGTAGTGAGTAGTGATCCCGTCGCGGTGGAAACCGCAGAGACGGTGGTCGCTGGCGTGACGACAGAGGCGAAAGCCGATGATGTTGTCAAGGCCCCAGAGACAGTCAAGGAGATCGTGTACGACTTGAAGATCCAAGAGGGGTTCGTCCCTGACGCCGTCGCGCTTGATTCGTTCAAGGCGTTGGCGAAAAGCGAGAACATCCCGGCTGACATGGCGCAGAAGATTCTCGATTTTGGGCTCAAGTGGGCCGAGTCGGGACAGAAAGCGAACGAGGCGAAGGTCGCCGAGTCCCTCGCAAAGAACAACGCGGAGGTTCTGTCCGCGCTGAAGGCGGACCCCGAGCTAGGTGGGGCGAACTACGACTCGACGCTCGCCCTTATGGCTGCTGGGTTTCAGAAGTTCGCGACCCCGGAGCAGATCGCGATGGTCGAACGATGCCGCGTGTTCGACCCCGACACTGGGAAGTTTGTCAGCCTCGGCCAGTTCGTCCCGCTCAACACGATCTTTCGCAAGGTCGCACTCGCGTTCAAGGAAGACACGGCCACGGGCGCTGCTCCGGCCCGAGGAAGCACGGAAAAGACGACGGCTCAAATCCTGTACGGAGATACACCAACGAACGAATGAAGGCGTCGCCTCTAGGCGGCGCGGAGAACTATCATGGCAGCAGGCACACTCACCTCGAACGCTCAAGGGTCGCTCACCCTCGCCGATTGGGCGAAGCGGCTCGACCCCGACGGCAAGACCCCGAAGATCGTTGAACTGCTCCAGCAGACCAACGAAGTCCTCTCCGACATGGCCTGGATGGAAGGCAACCTCCCGACGGGCCACCGCACGACCGTCCGCACCGGCATCCCCTCGGTGGCGTGGCGCAAACTGAACTACGGCGTCCCGCAGGGCAAGAGCATGGTCGCGCAGGTGGACGACACCTGCGGGATGCTCGAAGCGTGGGCCACGGTCGATCAGGACCTCGCGATGCTCAACGGGAACACCGAAGAGTTCCGGCTGTCCGAGGCCCTCGCGTTCATCGAGGCGATGAACCAGACGATGGCGGACACGCTGTTCCACGGCGACACCGACAAGGACCCGGAGAAGTTCCTCGGGCTCGCTCCTCGGTTCACGAAGCACACGCTCGCGAACAACCCGTCCGCGAGGAACGTCATCACGGCCGGCGGGACCACGAACCTCACGGACATCTGGCTCGTCGTGTGGGGTCCGAACACGGTTCACGGGATCTACCCGAAGGGCTCCCCGGCCGGGCTCACGCACACGAACCGGGGGATCGAGACGATCCTCGACGGGGCATCGCAGCCCTACCTCGGCTACCGCGACCGCTACCAGTGGAAGTGCGGCCTGTGCGTGCGCGACTGGCGGTACGTCGTCCGCATCTCGAACATCGACACCGCGAGCGCGGTGCTCGGCGCGGGCGCGGGGACGCAGCTGTCCACGGCAGCGACGTGGGTTCCCAACCTGATGATCAAGGCGCTCGCGCTGGTCCCGTCGCTCTCGATGGGAACGCCGGTCTTCTACATGAACCGGACGATGAAGACCTACCTCCAGATCATGGCGTTCCAGAAGTCGTTGACCGCTGTGAGGACCGATTCCGCGACCGGCCAGTGGACCACCTCGTTCGAGGGCGTCCCGATCCGCCTCGTCGACAAGATCACCAACGCCGAAACGGCGACCACCTAAGAAGGGCAGAGGAGACACGCAATGATTCTCGACAACGCCTTGGAGTTCTGTGACAACTACGTGCTCCCGACGCTCACGACCGGGGCCGTCAACGCGACGAAGGTCATCGATCTCGTCATCGCCGGGCTCTCCGGCGAGGGCGAAGACATCGAAGTCGTGATCCAGGTCGGAACGGGGGCCTTCACCACGGGCGTCTCGCTCAAGGCCGATCTCGTGACCTCGGCCACCAATTCGGTCGCCACGACGACGCTCATTTTCGACACGTCGATCACGACCTACCCGCTGATGCCGGTCGTGCTCGAGGCGGCTCTCACGGCCAACACCCAGATCTTCCGCGGCAAGCTCCCGACGCAGCCCGGGGCCCTGCTCCGGTACATCCAGATCGCGTTCACGAACGGGACCGGAACCCACGACGCCGCGGCGTCCGTGACCGCGTTCCTGGTGAAGAACGCTTCCGGGAAGACGCAGTACGCCTCGACGACCCCTGGGATCGTGGTCGCCTAGTCAGAAACGCATGACGATGGGCCGGGGCCAAGGGAACGGTCCCGGCCCTCTTACGGGGAGGGGCTGGAATGGCTGTCAATACGGTAAACGCGGTTGTCGATCGAGTGACCGGAGACGCGGGCGGTTCCGTCTTCGTGGCGAGCGTCCTCCAGTCTCCCGCTGGTGCAACGGGCGACACGACGTTCGTCATCGGGGTCCACGCGGCCAAGATGGGCGAACGCAAGAGCATGAGGGGACGCACGATCCACCTCGTCAACGTGGGCCTCGCGTTCACCGCGATTTCTTCCGTGAACACCTCGCTCGACGGGGTGAGCTACGAAGCCTCAAAGGTCTGGTTCTCTGCGGTGTTGACCCCATTCCAAGAGGGGACGCAAGCCGCAATCACCTTGACCACGGGAACCATTACCACCTGGGTCGCGGGTCACGATTTCAACTTCATCAAGATCGTGACCACGGTGGGAGACGCGACTTCCGGGTTCAAACTCCTCATCGGTCAGTAGCCGTGGCCTCTCAAGTCGACATCTGCAACATGGCCATCTCCCGCGTCGGCGTGCGGCAGCGCATCGCGTCGATCACGGAGGCGTCGGAAGAGGCGCGGCTGTGCAGCCTCAACTGGGATCTGGTCGTCGCGAAGACGCTGTGTCAGTACCCGTGGGGGTTCGCCGGGAGACGTTCGGCGCTGGCGATCATCGAAGAGAACCCGAACGTCGAGTGGCTGTTCCGATACGCGATGCCGGTAGACTGCGAGTCGCCGCGGTACATCCAGGGGGCTGGGCGCAACCTCCCGAACGAGTTGAGGGTGCGCTGGCAGGTTGAGGGCGACGGCACGGCCGAACGCTCGTCGATCCTCACCGACGAGGCCGAGGCGGTGCTCGTCTACACGACTAACGCGGTCGCGACGAACCTCTACCCGGCCCATTTCGTCGACCTGCTCGTCTGGAACCTCGCGTGCGAATTGGCCATGCCTCTCGTCGCAAAGGTCGAGGTCGCTGGCTTGTGCATCAACGCGGCCCGGACGGCGCTCCTCTACGCGAGGACCGCGCAGTTGAACGAAGGCCAGGAGGACATGCCGCTCGAATCCGAGTTCGTTCGGGCGAGGGACTAGATGCCGTCTCCCGTGTCGCAAGCGAGCTTCATCGGAGGGGAGCTTGCGCCATCGCTTCACGGCCGCGTTGATCTCCAGCGGTACGGTCAGGCTCTCAAGCGGTGCGAGAACTTCGTCGTCAACCCTCACGGCGGCATAGACAACCGGGCCGGGAGCGAGTTGAACGTCCCCACGAAACTTCAGGACGGGTCACAGGTCCGTTTGATCCCGTTCGCGCCGAGCGTGGACGAGAACTACGTGTTGGAGTTCGGGCACCAGTACCTCCGCATCCACGGGGAGGACGGGCCGATCTACACCGAGGACTATCCGGTCCTGTCATCGCACGACGCGGTGGCTCCCGCGATCCCCGAGTTGACGTATACACTCGGTTACGACGCCGACTGGACCGTACTGACTCAGTCGTTCGTCGTCCCGAGCGGCCTCGTGCAACCGTTCCTCGTGGGAGCTGTCGAGGTCCGCATCGCGCTCTCTCAGGCCGCGTTGCCGAATCGAGCCTACGTCTCGATCTGGTCCGACGACGCCGGCGTCCCCTTGGTCGTGATGGCCGGGCTCGACATTCTCGATCTCGTCGGGCCCGACCCGGTGCAGATGTTCGTCGAGATTGATCCCGGGTTCGTGCGCTTCGCGGCTGTTACCGGAGTCGA